ATATCATACTTCTTATTTTTCTTTTTGCTTGACATATACAAACAGAGTTTTTCATCACTTAACTTGAAGTTAATGATTTCTCTATCCTTTATTTTTTGGTTAAGAATATTTTTAATTTGTATTTTATTAAAAAGATTAAGCATTATACAAATTTAGTGAAAAAATTTTTAATATATATACTACAAATAAATTTATATTAAAATATATGAAATGGATTAGAAATAGAAACAAATTCCTTAATGAAGCAAGATTAAGAGATGTTATTTTACCCACACAAGCTAAGGCAGTTGCTGCCAAATGGGGAGAGAAGTATTTAGATTATGAAGAGATAGAACCTACAAGTAGTATAGAACAAGGTAGATGGAAATTAAACTATGAAGATAAGATGGTAGTATTTTCTGCTTTTATGGATTGTGATATGGATGAGATAATTCAATTATTTGATGATTTACCACAAGCATTTGTCAATTTTATTTCTGAGGTAGCATCAGAAAATGTAAAAGGAATTGATATAAATAAACCTACTTTAGACCAATTAGTATTTATTTTTAATCCAGTATTTAGAAAAATATCTGTAAATGATACATTGGCAAATAATATGATTTCTAAAGATGAGAATGGTAGACCAATAAAAGATTCTGATGGAAATATGATTAGAGTTGAAAAAACTCCAGGTGAATTAGTTTTTTCAAATAACTTAGTTAATATTAATTCTACTATGGAAGATTATAATTCAATGATTAGTAAGTATTTAGAAAGTAATTTAGGTGATAAGTATAAAAAATCTGATATATTAACTGATAATTTATTTAATAATAGAGATTTAAAAAAATATGTAAGTGCTGCAAAGGATGACTCAAATTCAGATTATGATTGGAAATATGATGTTGAGGTATTTGAGAAAGATATTTATCTTTCAATTAAACATAATCCAATGGATATATTAAATATGTCTATATCTAAATTTTATTCATCTTGTCAACATTTATATACAGGAATTTGTAGAAGTCAGTTATTGGCAAATGTATTTGATCCAAATAGTATTCCTGCATTTTTACTTTTTGATACACCAATTTATAATAAAGAGAATCAAAAAATAGCGGATGTAATGCCATTATCAAGAATGCAATTAAGAAAGATTGAAACTCTTGATGACAACAAAGATATTAAAATATATTTTGATAGAGCTTACCCTGATAGAATGCAAGATATTTTCCCAGAAATTGTTGAGAGATATACATCAAATAAAGAAGCAACTACTACAAGTGGTTATAAATATATCTATGCACCAGATATTGATTCAGGTGATGATGAGATAGAAAGACCATACCATGATAGAATTGAGAATTTAATTCTAAACAAAAAAAGAATAGGTTCTAATGTTAGAAGTCTTGAACTTTCTGCTTTACATGATTGGAGTAGTTTTATTATTTCACCAAATAATAATCTTAAAGAGTTGGTTATTGAAACTACTGAATTACCTGAAAATCTTTTAGATATTAAATTAGAACTTGAATGGGTTAAGTTTAAGTATTTGAAATTAGATTCATTGGAACCATTTTCTAAAATATCTTACTCTGCTATTGCATTTGAAAAATGTAAATTTGATAATAAGATATTTACTGATATTGCAAAAAATACTCCAGATATTAAAAAGATAAGACTTATAAGTTGTGATAATAAAACAGTTCCTAATTTTTCTAAATTTAAAAATTTAGAAGAGTTACATCTTATTTATACATTAGATAGTATCAGACAATTGCAAAATGCAATTAGAGGTGTTGTTGGTCTTAAAAAACTTGGAGTTTCAGGTGACTTACTAACAAAAGAAACAAAACCATTTTTTAATTCATTAAAATCAAAAGGTATTAAAATAGAAATAACAGGACCATCAATATAATGAAAGACTTAAAATATATACAACTTTTTGAAGCATTTGAGTCTAGTAAATTATCTAAGACATTAAAGTTTATTAATAAAGAATATAGAAGTAGATTTCTACAAGATATAAAATCACTATGTAATTCAATGAATTTTCCATTATCTGAGATAAGTGATGATTTATTTGAATATCTACCTTATAAAAAAGCACTTACATGTCATAAAGACCCAGTACAAAAAAAATGTAGTGCAACATCTGAAAGTGAATTTGGTTCTAGTGTGGGAATACCTGGTGAAAAATGTGAGGATGGTAAATTAAAAAGAACTTGGGGAGCTGGTCGTATTAGAGTTATGGAATGTCCAAATTGTAATGGTACAGGAATTGAACCATTTAAAGAAAAATGGAAATATCTTAAATTTTGGTTTAGTGCTGATAAAAAGTATATTACAAAAACTGCAACAAATGGTGTTACTTATGATAGTGTAAGTCCATACAGATATGATAGAACAGTTAATATAAGTAATGGTTCAATTAGTGCTTCTGGATGGTATTGGGTTGAGTCTAATATGGAGAAGTCATTAAGAGAAGCTAATTTTGCATTGGTACTTGATTTAGATAAGTTGAAAAAGAAATCTGAAAAAGTAAAAAGTACTGAAATAACAAGAAAAGAAAGAGAGAAAAGTAAGGAAGATGCAGTTGCTCTACAAAGTAATGAAGATATTAAAGACCAAAACATTAGAAGATATTTTGATGATCTTATAGAAAGAAGTAAAATTAAAGGTAACTTAGATGATATTAAGAACCTACATAAACTTGTTTCAAGATTATTATGTAATAATCTTGCATTATTTGCAATATATCCTTCTAGTGATGTTGATTCTATGCGTAAGATAAATACAGTTGGTGAAGAAGTTTATGATATTATGATTTCTTTACAAAAAGATAATAGTGAAGAGAATAGAAATGCATTAACAAATAAAGTAAATAATATAAATTATAATATTCAATCATCTATTAATAGTATGAAGGAATATAAAATTATAATTAGTAAAAGTTTAGAGTTAACCAAATCATATCTTAATTCACACGCAGAAAGCACAAAAGATTATAGACCTGTTAAAGTGTTTAATAATATTATGGAGATAAATAATCTTATTTTTAAGTATGTATCTAATTATAAGATTGAGACTTTATATGATTATGAGTCATTACTGGCAGATTTAACAACAATTACTGAACTCCTTAACCAAAAAAGGTATCTATATTCAGTTAGAAGTTTCTTTTATAGAGTTGCATCTAGATGGAGTTGGGATGATACAAAATATCAATTAACTGATAGACACCTTTATTCAAGAGAGATTGATTCTGCACTTGAAGGTACTGATAGATTTATACAATTCTTAAAAAATAAATATTCTTTGTAGTTTACCATCAATGTATGGTTTATATAATGGTGAATTAAATTATGGTGAATTAAATTATGGATGGGATATAGATCACAAAATACCTTTATCTTCTGGTAAAACAGAGGAGAAAATAATAGAATTAAACCATTATACAAATCTACAACCTCTTTGTAGTAAAATAAATAGAGATATAAAAAAGGATAATATTTATGAAACATATTAAATTATATGAAAATTTCAATTCAAGTACATTAATTATAGTTGATGTACAACATAGTTTCAAGAAATTTTTCACAGATAATTATTTAAAGCAATTGAATAGTTATTGTCTAACCTTTGATAAGGTATATCAAATTTTTGATAATCATGTTGATGGTAAAAATCCTGATAAAGATTATCTTTATGATGAGAATCCAGATATTGAAAATAAAAAAGATTTATATAAATTTAATAATCAAGTTGATTTAATAGAAAAACGTTATCAGTATGATGTTGATGCAGATTTCTATAAAAAGATATTGGATGAAAAGGTATATAATGATATAAAACAAAAAGAAAAGGATAAATCTTTAAAGATAGGTGATTACTTTCCTACCACAGAGGGAACTATAATTGTTTATATAGCCAACAATCATCAGTGGTTCCACATTCCTAAAAAACTTTATGATATTTTTATAACACTTAAAGGGAAAGAAGTTACTATTTGTGGAGGTAGTTCAGATGAGTGTTTATTAGATGTAGAAGTTTGTGGACTATCAATGGGTGTTAATATAAAAAGAAATACAAACTATATTTATAGTGCTTCATTCTGTCCTATAAAGTAAAGTTAGACTTATTATGTTTTTTAGAATTTATGAATCTTTTTGTAATACAAAGATTATTTATATCTGCTATTATATGTGGTGATATACCTTCTTTAAATCCTTGAAAAACACTAATTTTATGATCAATTGTTGGATAATTTCCATGTAAATAATGAAATTCTTTATAATTTTCTTTTATATACGTTTTGTCATAAAAATCATAACCATCCCAATTATTTAATAATTCTTTTTTATTATATCTGGTCAGTTTATCAACTTTTACTCTATATGTTTTATATTCATTAGTTTCAAAATCACGTCCTGTTGATAAAAACATCTTTATCATTTGATTTTTATTCATTAGATGATGTATAAATCCATAGTTTTTTAAACTTGTCAATTCACTTTTCTTCTTGAAATCATCTGATAATACATAATATTCAACACCATGTCTTTTCAACATTGTATTTTTCCTTTTCTCTTTATGAAATTCAGAACTTGATATATTTTCAACTCCATATCTTTCTAAAATTGTAATTTTAACATTTTGTTTAAATGTATCAAGTTTTGATGGATAATCAACCCCATATTTATTAAGATTAGTATTTTTACACTTTTCTTTTGATTCATTAGTTTTTGAGTAGAAATCAACCCCATATTTTTGTAAATTGGTTTCTTTTATTTTACCTGTTGAACATTTACCTTTACAAGAATAATATCCTCTTATTTTACAAGAACGCAGATATTCTTTATATGATATTTTTCTTTCATTATCACATACATCACATTTAACATCAATTATTTGATGAGATCCTTTTGATAAGTCAATAGTTTTAATATAGATAATTTCATCACACTTTTCAAAAAAATATCCTAATTCTTTAAGTATTTTGTAATTTTTTGTATTTATTTTTATTTCAATAAATTCATTTAGTATCATAATTACAGAGATTTTTTATTATATATATTAAAAAATCTCTACTCACTTTTATAAATTCTTTCAAAAAGTTCAAATATATTATTACTATTTTCTTTGAAACAAAATTCATGAAGTCTTTTTTCTGGAAACTTACCGTGTCTCCAGCCTGATGTAACAGAACTGACAACTCCAAAATATTCTTCTAATTTTTGGTTATGTAGTCTATTTATGTAAAATTCTATAAAGTAAATATCTATCATATCACTTTTATGAAATATTAGTAATTTGTTTATGTTATAGTTGCATAAACTTCATATCCATTAATTGTAAAATTAATTTCCATATACTCTTGATAATTTTCTGGATCATCATAAAAATTTACAACTAACTCATAGTTCATACTATCAATCTCTGGTATATAATCTGCAATTTGTGCCATTAGTTCACCTTGAACCGACTCTGATGATAGTTTTGTTTCATGTAATAGTAATGTAAGATCACCACCAAAGTTAGGCTCACCTAATACTTCTCCTTTATTTGTGAATAGTATCATTTCATACTTTTGTATAATAACCTTTACTACATCATCTTCTATTAGTTCTAATGGTATATAGTCAGGATGTCCTGGATAGTGAATATAAAAATCTATAAAGTTAAAGTTACTTGCCATAATTTATATATAAAAATTTTATATATACATTATGAAATATATACATTATGAAATATATGAAAACATATGAGTTTTTCTCATCAGGATTTGGTAATTCATCAATAAGATTTTCAAGTTTAGGTAGTTTTATTACTTGGGCTGAGAAAAGATATAAAGAAGAAGAATATACAGATGAAGAATTTCAAGAAATTATTTCTATGTTAGAAAATGAATGTAAACAATTTCTTGATGAAGTAAAAGAAGGTAAAGTAGGTCCTATTTTTAGAGGTGCAAAAAATGTTGATGATACTTATACAAAAGGTATTGGTGTTAAAGGTTCTAGAATTGATAGAGCACCTCTTGATACTAGAAAGGATGTGTCAACAATTTTAGATAATTGTTTTGAAGAAAAATTTGGACTTAAATTAAGAAGTAGTGGTGTTTTTGCTTCTAAACTACCAACAGTTACAAGTGATTATGGTAGACCTTATTTATTTTTCCCAATTGGTGATTATGAATACTTTTGGAATCCAGATGTAAAAGATTTATATGGTGATATTGAAGGAGAACCTTGGTACTATTATAATGAAAGTGATTGGGAATGGCAATATGGTCCTGGTAATAATGGTGATTGGTGTTATGATGGACTTGAGTATGATAATGATATTATAACTGCAGTTAAGAGAGTTAAAGAAGATAATGTAGAATTGTCAAATAAGTCATTTGAATATGTTCAAAAACTTTTATATTGGGAACCTGCCTGTAGTCTTGAGGATTATATGGAAGAAGCACATAAAGAATTACAAGAAAGATTAGAGAATATAGTATATGGATATGTTAATAATCAAATGGATAAGATAGTTGACCAAGAAATAACATTTGTCTGTGATAAATACTATTTAGTTGATCCTGCTTTTTATGTTAAGTATTTAGAATACTTAAATGATAAAAACTTAGATGAATATAAAAAAAATAACCCAGATTAAACTGGGTTTTTTAACCTATATATTTATTACCTTTTGACAAATTATCTATTACCCAAAGTGGTTGAAAATTTGTATAGTGATTTAGAATATATACTTCTTCTTTACTTCATATGATATTGGAATTATATGGTCAAGATGCCATTTTCCATGATTTGATAAGGTCATTCCATCTTTGAATTTTGATTCTATATATATTCTAAACTCTTCATATGAACATCCTAATATACTATTTGTTTTTTTATCTTTAAAAAAACCAAGAGTTCTAAATGATTTTGATATTCTACTTCTTATTGATATTTTAAGTTTATAAACAGAATCAATTTTACAACGATTATATGTGTATTTATTTCTACAAGTATTACAACTTGAATGTAATTTGTCCAATTTAGAATTATCAGTAGTAAATAATAATCTACATTTTACTTCAAGACATTTAGAGCATATCTTTTTTGTTGGATCATTTATTTGTTCCTTTAGTAAAGAGAGTTTTATTAATTTACCATCTAAATCTTTATTATCTTGTTGGTATTCTCTCATTTTAATTAAAAGTGAATCTCTATTTTCACAATAATACTTTCAGGATTTGTTGTTATAATATTCTTTATTTTCTAAATAATTATTTTTTCCACAATTTCTACACTCTGACCTAAAGCCATCTTTGACTCTTTTTTTAATTAATTCATAAACATCTAAAGTTCCTTCTCTAAACAAAAATTCCTTCATTCTCCTATCTGGAAATTTAGATAATCTCCAACCTGATGCAACAGATTTATTAACCTAAAAATATTCTTCAAGTTTCTTACTATATTTTCTATTTATATAGAACTCTATGAAAAATATATCTATCATGATGATAATATATTTCTTATTTTACCTATACAACTCATACCTAATATAATTGGATCAATTGCACTATCTAATTTAGGTGTAAACTCAGTTACTACATAACTTGTCTCAAATAATTTAGATATGTCTTCTCTTTTCTCATTAAAGGCCCACTCAACAAATGGTTTACCCAAAAGAGTTAACATTGAGTGTATCTTCTCTGCACCAAAGTTAGACATTAAGAAGTGATAGATTTGTTCATAGTCTAAATCATCATATAAGCTTTTGTATAAGTCTAATTTGACTTTGTTTGATATATTACTTGCACCACTACTTAATGTACCGGTTTCTAAATAACCTTGAATTTCAACCATTACAGACCTGAAATCTGGAAACTTCTTATTTATAATTGAAATTAAATCTTCTTTAGGTATTTCACCACCTTCATTAGGTAGAACTGTGTTAGTAATCTTTTTATAGATTTCTTGTTTTAAGAATTTCTCTTCTTCTAATCCTTGAACATCAAAGTCAATCAATTTAATTCTTGACTTTAATCCATCAGATATTTTATTTATGTGATTGGTTGTTATGATAAATCTAACATTCTTATTATACTTCTCAATAAATGCTTTAAATGCATCTTGGAAGTTTGTAGAAACTCTTTCAAACTCATCTAAGAATACATACTTTACATCTGAGTTCACATCCATTATTGATGAGAATTTACAAAAGTCATCAATCTGAGTTCTAAGAACATCAATAGAAGTATCAAAAGAACAATTAAGTTCTAAGAATGCTGTTTCTTTTGAGTATTTACCTATAAGTATTCTTGCTAAACTGGTTTTACCAGTTCCATAGTGACCATGAAAGATATAGTGTTGAGTGACACCGTCTTTGAATTGTTCTCTTATTCTTGGTAGTAGGATAACATCTTCCATATTTTTTGGTCGATATTTTTCCCACAATAATAATTTATTTACTGACATATTTCTAAATTTAGAATTTATATGATGTATAGAAGTGAAAGTTTAATATATACTTTATGTCTAAAAGATTAACAACTCAAGAATTTATAGAAAAATCTATCTCAAAACATGGAGATAAATATGATTATACCTTAGTTGATTATAAGAATGCTAAGACTAAAATTATATTGACCTGTAAAAATAATCATAAATTTGAAATAAATTCACAAAAACACCTATTAGGTGGTGGATGTAGAAAATGTTTTACAGATAGTAGAAGATTGGGTATAAATACATTTATTGAGAAATCAATAAACAAACATGGAGATATTTATGATTATTCAAAGACTAAATACATAAATGATATTACAGAAGTTCTTATAACTTGTATAGAACATGGAGAATTTTACCAACTACCTTCTGTACATTGTAGAAGTGGATGTTAAAATGAGAGATAAAGTTAAAATAATTTGTAATGAACATAATATAGAGTTTCTACAAACACCAGAAAAACATTTGTCCTCTAAAACGGGCGGGTGTCCAAAATGTAATACAATTGGTAAAGGTAAACTAACAAACTTACAATTTATTGAAAAATCAAATAATATACATAATAACAAATATGACTACTCAATTACACAATATATTATGTCAAGAGATAAGGTTAAAATTATTTGTGATAAACATGATATATTTGAAATGACACCAAATGCACATTTGAGAGTAGAGGGTTGTAGAATATGTAATAGAAATGGTGGGATTATGGAAAATATTTGGTTAGATACATTTAATATACCCAAAGATTATAGACAATATAAAATAGATAATTTCTATGTTGATGGTATAGATTTGGATAATAAAATAATTTATGAGTTTAATGGTGATTTTTGGCATGGTAATCCTAATATATATAATTCTGTTGATATTAATAGAGTTAATCAAATAAGTTATGGTGAATTATATAAAAGAACAATAGAAAGAGAAAAATACTTAGAAATATTAGGTTATAAAATAGTCTCTATTTGGGAGTCTGATTTTAAAAAAATATTAATTAGATAATGATAGGAGATAGAATGAACTTTGAAGATTGTTTTTTTAGAGACCTTACAGTTTGTGTTTTAGATACATTAGAAGGACAAGTAAAATGGATTAATAGATTTTCATCAGGTGATAAATATGTGAATGTACCTTTCTACTATTCAATGACAGGTGATGAGAGATTTTTATTAGATTCATTTGTTGATGATATAGTTTCTGGTGATTCAGAAGGTAATGGTAGATATGTTGAATTAAATACTGATATGATACCAAGAGGTCATGTAACAATGACTGGATTTAACATTAGAGCTGATGAGTATGCAAATCCAAATGTTTGGTTAAGAACAGTTGTTGAAAATGAGGTTGAGATTAAAAAATTAATTGGAAGAGTTAGATCTGTTCCAGTTTCAGTAACTTATGATTTGGAAATATTATTGGCAAGTGAGTTAGATATATTTAAGTGTAGTCAATCAGTTATGGACACTTTATGGATTTATAAGTTTATGTATTTTGAACACAACTTTATGAATATAGATGCTGTTATTTTGATGCCTGATACAAATGGTATAGAAATATCAAGAGAAAAAAATCTTTCTAGTGATAACACGGTTAAGTTAAAAGTTTCTTTTGAAGTTCAAACTTATTATCCTGCATTTAGAAAAGATAGAATTGATATGCCTGGATATTCAAAAGGAACAGGACAATCAGATATGAATGGATTTTCAATTGATGGTGGTTTCTCTGATTACTTTAACCAACCAGGTTCTACCCAATCAAGTTATTATAATCAAGCTGATTACTTTTTACAACCAAAAAGAACAAGGTGGTTTAATAATATATTAAGAGCAAGAGAACAATCTAATGCAAGAAATGATAATACTGGAACAAGAGGAATACAGAATAGGAATACTAATAATGATTTGTAAAAAGTGGTAAAAAATGGCTTTTTAATATAAATATATAGTATATAAAAAAATAATATTTAATAATATGAAGAATCTTAAACTTGAATTGTTTAACTTCAAAAAGGATCTTGCTTTAGACCAGGAAGAGATATTTGTAATTGTGGAAAGCCATATGAATGCTTGTAATCAACACTCTGAAAAAACTATAATTACGTCACTTAATGAAAGATTAAAACCTTATACTTATGATAAGGAAGTTAAATCTTTATTAGAGAACCTTAATGATGACATGGCAAACTATGAATTGTTATATGAATTAAAAAATCTATACAGTGTTCTTAATTCTAAAAATCAAGGTGAGCTTTATAGACAACCTATAAATGTTTTACTACAAACTATTAATTTAGAGACTGATCAAGATAGAATGTCAAAAGTTCTTAATGAGTTGGCTGTTTATGACTGGGTTCCAGAAATTAAAGTATTTGTTCATAACTTAACTAAATCTCCAGAAAAAAGAAATAATCTTTTAAGTGGTGGTAATGCTGAATCAATTTTTACAATTGTTGAGCAAGTTGAAGAAGGACACATTACATTAGTTAGAGATTCTTGGTTTTTATTAACTGAAAATTCAATTGAAAAAACTTTATTGGAAAATCATGTTAAAGATTTAGAGGCTTTACAAAGTTTAAGAACTTTAGAAACTGCTATGAAATATGCATCAGTTACTGAAAATAGAATTAATTTCAGAATTTCTGAGTATATGACTATTGGTTTAGGAGTTGGTAAAAAAGCACTTTTTATTAATGATGATGAATTAAATGGTGAAACTACATTAGAGAGTTTATTCAATTCTCCAATTGTTCCAATTGTAAACAAAAACTTTTATCCAGTTTTATTAGAAACTTCTAAAAACTTAGATAAATTTGTTGAATTAGATGTTGTTAAAAGAGTTAACAACTTAATCAATCCTTATTTAGAAGTATTTGCTTTCAATTACAAAAATAATACATTTGTTTACAGATGTGATGAAAGATATGGTAATTCATTCTTCAAATATGAATCAGCTTTAGAATTGGTAAATGAAGTAAGAAATGAATTAAACTGTGACTTAACTTACTTTTATGAAAATAAATTAGGTAAAGAGTTAATTGTTAAAAGAAAACTTGAAGATAAAGAAAGAGAAATCACTCTTAAATTAGAAGATATTAACTTTAACATTGATAAAATCAAAGGTTCTATTCAAATGATTGGTGAATCAGAAACTTTAAGTACTGCTCTTAAAAATTTAGAGAAAAGATGTTTAAATCTTAATTGTGAGTTACGAGCTGTTAAAGAATTACAATACAAAGAAAGAATTAGAGGATAATCATTCTAAAACATATAAAAAATACTCAAATGAAAGTTTGAGTATTTTTTATAATATTTAATTTATTGGGTAAATGTACTCAGATGATATTTCATTAAAATTAATAGAATTGAAAAAAATAATTGATAATTACTAAACAAAATTATCATTATTAATATAACATGAATAAATAGCATTCACTAAAAAAAATAATATGCTATAAATGGAAAAACATTACTTAAATAATAAAGAATTATATATTGAAATAATAGTTAGTAAAGCTCAGGGAAGACTAACAAGAAATGCTGAGAAAATGCTTGAGATACTTGCCAAAAAAACTATTAAAAAAATGCGTTATTACTCCAATGATGATAAGTTGGATTGCTACCAAAGTGGTCTATTGGATATGTTCCAAAACTGGTATAACTTCAATGAAGACAAATCAATTAATGCCTTTGCTTACTTTACAGAAATATTCAAAAGAGGATTGGCTAAAGGATGGAATGACCTTTATAAAAAGAAAGGTGATAATGAACATCAAATTAAACTTATCTCAATAAATAGTGCAAATGATGGAAATGGACTACACTCTATATAATATTAGATCATTTGATATAGTGGTAAATCCTGGATTTGGTGCTACCATTATAACAAATACTATTTTTCCACTAAAGAATGTTATGAGAAAGAAAAAGATAGAAAACTTATTAGATAATTTTGATAAAAGTAGTAAATAAAGACTAATGAATAAATTATCAGATACTATTATTCTTCAACTTTGGGAAGAATCTATTAAAGGAAAAGGTTCAAGACCAGATGGTTGTTCTATACATATAGATTTAGAGGCTAGATTGGATTATATCAATAGAGAATATGAGTTAAAACAATCAAATGTTATTCCTGATGAATATGAAGTAGCAGTTGGTGTACCTATTGAAGTTTCAGTTACAGATAATATTTTTAATATTATAAAAGAGGCAAAGTCTATTAGATTATTACAAACAGAACTTAGAAACTTAGTTGAGTTAAAAGAAATAGAATATGTTTAATTGGATTGAAGATAAATCTGAAAAAAGTAGGTTTGAAATAGAATAGATATTTTATAAAAACATCATTTATTTCAATTGTTGAAAGAATTAGAATAGTTAAATATACTGAATCAGAAACTAGTTTGATTTACTCAAGAGTGGTTGGAATGAATGAAAAATATATGTTCAGAGATACACTTTTGTGTAATTATATTACATTAATTTAGAAAAAATTAGATGACATTTTTTCTAAAAAAGAAGTATTGGATGATGATAATTCAATTATATCATCATGGTTTATAAAGAATAAATATATAAATACCATTGTAAATACACATTTTATATCTTATATTAGAGATAATAAATTAAAAGAATTACTTTCCTAAGTGTTTTTCAGTTATTATAATAAATTCATAACCCTTTTTATTACACCACTCAATCATAGTTTCCCATTTAGTCTTGTTCTTGTATGCAAGCTTGAGTTCATACTCAAAACTTTTCAATTTCTTCAAATTATTCTCAGGTACATTTGCAAATTTACCTTCATTTAATTGTATAACCATATCATATTCTTTTTGTGGTTTAACCTCAACTACTACATCTTTTATTGAATCATCAGGTTGTCTTATTCTATAATAGAAATCAGGATAGTACCTATGTCTTTTTATTTTCATATCTCCATTATCAAAGTGTGTCATCTCATATGGTATTTCAAGATTTTCACATCCCCAAATTAATATCTTTTCGTTATTATCTAACCAAAACATCATTTTTTTTTTTTTTTTCGAGTCCGCTTCTGTAGTAGAGCCCCCCTTCATTATTTAATTTAAATACTTTTCCTTTATTTATGGGTATATAATTTCCTTGATGATATTTTTTATTATTAGGTTTTGAGTTTATCATATAATAGTTTATTTTTTAATATATTTTCTATATTTTTTAATTCTTTGTAACTTATTCTTATTAGTTTTATATTATTCATAATACAATATCTACTTTTAATATTATCTGACTTTTTAATAAAATCAAATGTTTCATCACCTCCAAAAAATGGAATAGATTTAAAATGGTGTTTTCCATCATATTCTATACAAGTATTAGTTTCTGTTAAATAAAAATCAAATGGTAATTTATTTTTGTTAATACAATCACTAAACTTATATTGATGTATATATTTAATTTTATTATCCTCTAAAAAATTTTTAATGAAAATCTCACCTCTACTTTTAGTAAAGCAAAGAGGACATCCAGATCCTCTAAGATGACTATCTGCATTTTGTGAAAATAAACCATGTTTATTACAATTTATTTTTACTTTATCAAGAGTTTTGATTATAATATCATTATCAATTAAATATTGATATTTATTATTATGAACTTTATGTGCCTTTTTAATAAAATCAATTTCATTCATTGATTTTTCTTCTAATTGACACAACTGGCATCCTTGTCCATTTTTGTGATTCCATGCATTTATACTAAACTCTCCATGTTTATTACATATCACTATTATATTTTCTTTAACTCCATTAAAAATAGTTTTATCATAATCATATATATTATTATGTTTTATAGCACATAATTTAATAAATTCAAGATTAGAATATTTAAAATTTCCTTTATTTTTACCACTACCAGTACCACCACCACTACCACCAATTGAACAATGTTTACAACCACCTCCACTTGAATGATAGTATGGTAATTGTTCAAAATCCCCATGTTTAGGACAGTTTATGATAACTTTATTCTTATGTCCGGTATATATAGTTTTGTCATAATTATAATAATATGAATGTTTTTTTTGTGATTCTATAATAAATAACTTAGTATCTTTTTTAGCATTTCCTATGGTATTCATATAACTACATTCAGGACAACCTTGTCCATTTTTATGATGATGTGGTGTTTGCTCAAATATACCGTGTATTTTGCATACAATTTTAACTTTTTTATTAACCGCAACATATTCTAACAAAGAGTAATCATACTTCTTCATGTGTAGTTTTTCTACAATTTCAATAAAATTACTTTGTTTACTTTGTAATTTTGTAGTTTTTATGGTATTAAGACATTCTATTTTATTTAAAATTCTTTTATTTCTATTTATTAATATTCTCTCATTGTTACATTTTATACAACCACTTCCATTTAGATGTTCATTTGGATTTAGATAAAATTCACCATGTATCTTACATATTATTGTTAATTTTGTTTTCCAGTTAACATATATTGATTTTGTGTATTCATATTTATTATAGTGTTTGATATTTGCCTTTTTTATAAAGTCTTTAATATTAGATAAGCAACTTTTTTTTGAACTCTCACGGCCACAAGTAGGACAACCTCTTTTATTGCCTATTAAATTACCCACTAGAATACCAAATTCACCATGTTCTCTACATACTAAAATTATATTTTTTTTATTATGTATATAATTTACTTTATCTAGAATGTATTTATCATTATGAATTGATATTATCCGTTCTTTTATTTCGTCATTAGTTACTTTTTTACTCATAAAGTATATATATTACACACCACCCTCTGTGTTTAATTTTAAGACCTTATCTTTATTCTGAGGTATAAAGTTACCACCATGAAATTTTGAGTTGTTAGGTTTAGAATTTATCATTGTTCTGTTTGTTTATTTTTATATATTATATTTTTATTATCTGTAAATAATTCATTACAGGGATGGAACATTTTAATATATACTTTATGAAAAAGTTAACAAAAGAAGAATTTATTGAAAGAAGTAATAAAATACATAAAAATTGTTATGATTATTCACTTGTAGAATATGAAAATGTTATGAAGAAAGTAATAATCATTTGTCATAAACATGGTAAATTTGAACAAACTCCATTAAATCACTTAAATGGTCATATTTGTAAAAAATGTTCAAGAGAGATAGTTGCTGTTAAACAGAGAAAAGATATTGAATTTATAGAAAAGTCTAATATTAAATATAACAATAAATATGATTATTCACTTGTGGAATTTATAAATAGAACCACAAAAGTTAGAATAATATGTCCAATACATGGTGAGTTTTTATCAACACCCACTAATCATCTAAATAGAAATGGTTGTAGTAAATGTTCTAAATATGAACTTAGAAAAGATAATAAATTAAAATTTATAGAGAAGTCTAATTTTATACATAATGGAATATATGATTATTCACATGTAGAGTATATTTCTGATAAAGTTAAAGTTAAAATTGTGTGTAGTAAACATGGTGAGTTTGAACAACAACCAAATACACACTTAAATGGAGTTGGATGTCCAACTTGTAAAAGTAGTAAAGGTGAAATAAGAATACAGAATTATTTTATGAAAAATAATATATACTTTATAAAAGAACATAGATTCAATGAATGTTTTTATAAGAAAAGTTTATCATTTGATTTTTACTTACCCAACCATAATATTTGTATAGAATTTGATGGAAAACAACATTTTAGACCTATTAATTTTTTTGGTGGTTATGAGAACTTTAAAAATACAATTGTTAGAGATACTATCAAAAATAAATTTTGTTTAGATAATAATATTAAAATAATAAGAATTCCTTATGATAAATATAAGGAAATAGAAAAAATACTTCAAGATGAATTATGGGAGAATTATTAGATAGAGTGAAACTTAATTTACTTGTTAATGGAGATGGAATAGTTGAAAATTTTAAGAATAATTCATTATTCTTTTATGAAAAATACAATCAAAGTACACCAGATGTTTTAGCAATAAGCATTACTGATATTTATCCAGGTGGATTTTATTTTTTTCATTATTTGGATGATAGTAATTGGTTAAAATTTGCACCAGTATTTGTTGCAGACTTTAAGAAGTTTGATGATAAAGTAATTTTATTTGCTGTTAATTTCAATTTTATTCCAATGGAGATAAGAGTGATGTTATTTGATAAGTTTATTTTACCAGAAGACTTTGAAAAGAATAGTTTATTAAAAGTTGATTATAATGGTATGTATAATGAGATTAGAAAATTAGGATTTGAATATGCTTTAATGGAGTTCAATGCAATTCAATTGGTTAGAGTTCATAGAATTAGTTTAGAGTTATTACCAAGGTTTTTATATTCACAACATCCTATAAATAAATATGATCCTAACAAGTTAAATGAAATATGGGTTGCTAAAATTGGTAAAAGAGATGAAAGACATAAAGAATTAATGACATCTGCATTAAATGACTTTTATGATGTTAATAGTGAGATTTCGGAAAAGTATAATGTGATGAAGGATCATATTAAGAGATTACAGACAAGTCTTACCAAGTATGGGAATAGGTAGGTTTTAAATGAATTTTATAATTGTGAATGTTGATGACTCTCTGTATAGTTTAATTATCATTTCATCTTTGTAATGTTTATATTTAATATCCACCATTATCCAATAATTCAAATCACTATCACTTAATTTAAAGGTAATAACTAAGTATTTATTATTTTTAAAAGATAAAGTTATGTTTGAATTTAAGTATTCTATAACATTCTTATCTTGAATATAATTCTTTTCAAGAAGTGTGTTATATGATTCTATAGAATGTGTAGGTATAAAATTGTCTGTTAACATTTTTATTTTTTATTGTTATATATAAAAAATATGTACTTATTTAAAAATATAGAAAAATATGTAAAATATAGAAAAAGGGGAAACACAATTTTAATATATACTATATGAAAGCAAAAGAAGTATTAGAAAAATATAACATAACAAGAAGAACTCTTAGTAACTGGGTTAAAAAAGGTGTAATTGAAGTTGAACTAACTCCAACAGGTAGATATATTTATATTGAAAAAAAGAAAGAAATATAATGAAAAGTTGTAGTAAATGTAAAATTGAAAAGGAATTTACTCTTTTTCATAAAAGTTCAAGAAATAAATGTGGATATAGGTCACAATGTATTTCTTGTGAAAATGAATATAAGGAGGTTAATAAGGATAAACGTAGAGAATATGATAAGAATAGAATACGTGATAAAGAAAAAAGTATTAACTATTATATTTTAAATAAAGAAAGAATTATATCAAAGAGTAAAGAATATTATGAAAATAATAAAGAATCTAAATTAGAATATCAAAAGGAATATAATAAAAACAATAAGGAAAGTAGAAACTTGTATCTAAATGAGAGAAGAAAAAATGATCCTTTATTTAAGCTAATAACAAATGTTAGGAATTTAATATATAATTCATTCTATTATAATGGATATTCTAAAAATTCAAAGACAGAAGAACTATTAGGTTGTTCTTTTGAAGAACTAAAAGAATATTTAGAATCTAAGTTTGAACCTTGGATGAACTGGGATAATAGAGGATTGTATAATGGAGAATTAAATTATGGTTGGGATATTGACCATATAATACCTCTATCAAGTGTAGATAAAGAAGATGACATAATAAAATTAAATCATTATGTAAATTTACAACCACTCTGTAGTAAAGTAAACAGAAATATAAAGAAAGATAATTTAGAACATGGCGAGTTACAATAATTACGACACTAATAGTAATACAGCAAACTTTGGGTCTGCAGGACAATCCGCAGTTGAGAATAAAGGATTGTTTAATAGAATACTTAGAACTTTATCATCTTATGGTATGAACTATGATGATATGATTATTAGAAATCAAGTGGGAATTGGAATTAATGAAGATCCATATGCAGCACGAGGAAATTCGATGTACGACTTCTTTTCAAGTCGAGCAGTTGCATCTGTATTAAACAGAAAATCAATACCTTATTTAGATAAAGCTTATGCAGATAAAAGAAGAATTTTAAGAGAGTATTCTATTAAAGATGAGATTAGAGACTTTGTGAGTTCAATTGCTGATGAGTGTATAGTTTATAATGATGAGAGAGATTTCTGTTCACCAGTGGCTTTACCAGTAGAATATTCAACAGAGATACAAGATAAGTATCAAGAGTATTTTGAATCTATTTACAATAAGTTTGGTTTCTCTGATAACATTACTGCCTGGAATATGATGAAAGACTTTTTAGTTGATGGTTATGTTGCACTTGAGATTATATTTGATGATAAAAAGAAGAATATTATTAGTTTCAATAGATTAAGACCAGAAACTTTAGTTCCTGCTTATGAACCTTCAATTGGTCACTTATGGATTCAGTTTCCTGAGGATCCACAATTAAGAAGAATATTTTTAGATTCACAGATAGTTTATGTTTCATATTCAACTCAAAATGAATTTTCAGAGACATCTTATGTAGAGGGTTTGATTAAACCTTACAATCAATTAAAAATATTACAACAAACAAGAATAATGTTTAATATTATTAATGCAACTATTTATCAGAAGTTTACTGTTCCAATTAAAGGTATGTCAAGACAAAGAGCAGAAGAACAAATAGGACAATTAATACATGATTATTCAGAAGAAGTAGAATGGGATGACTCATTGGGAACTTTAACTATTAATGGTTCTAAACACTTACCTTATAACAAACAAATCTGGTTTCCTGAGGGAGATGCAGGTACTCCAAATATGACATTAGAATCTCCACAAGGTCATAACTTAAATGATGATACAATGTTGGATTGGTTCTTTAAAGCATTAAAGAGAGCATCTAAAATACCAATGTCAAGATTTGAAAGTGATAATGGTGGTGGTAACTTAGTTACTGATGCAGCTGAAATGACAAGAGATGAGATTAAGTTCCATAACTTTATTAGTAGATTAAGATCTAACTTTAAAGAATTAATTGTTAAACCATTGAGATTACAAATGTTAATTGAGTTTCCTGAGTTAAAGGATGATGATTTTTTTACAAATGCTGTTGATATTACATTCTTTACAAATCAAGTATTTGAAGAATGGAAAAAGATAAACAATTTAGAAAAGAAAGCAGGTATAGTTGGTACTTTACTTGGTGTTATGAATGGTGAGAAACCATACTTTCACATTGAATGGATTATGGATAATGTATTCAAACTTACCCCAGAAGAAAAAGCTGAGAATGCTAAGTACTGGGCAATGGATGTTTATAACCAAGCAGCTGGAGCTACTGGTGAACCTGGTTCTCCATCAGAAGGTGGTGGTGGAGGTGGTTTTGGTGGTTCCGGTGAAAGTGGTGAAATGCCAGGTGGAGGTGGACAAGCAGCACCTCAAGCAGCACCAGAAGCTCCAGCACAAGGTGGTGGACAAGCAGCACCGGAAGCTCCTCCTGCTCCTGACGCTGGTGGAAGTTCTGAATTCGAGTTTTAATTTTTAATATATAGAAATAAAAACATAATTTATGTATAGTATTTATGTATTAAAATGTCCTATCTCAAATGAAGTCAATATGTTGGATAAACAAGGAATAGAATAGATAAACGATTAAGTAATCATATATGGGAATCTAAAAAAGACTAAGAAAAAATATTCTCATAAAGATAATTGATTTTAAAACTATCTAAATTAGAACTAAACCAATTATTGAAAAGATAGAAGAAATATCACTTGATTCTAATTTATCATATGTTTTAAATAGAGAAACTTATGTATTTTAAAATTTCGTAATAGTAGTAATTTGGTAAATGTCACTGATGGTGGTGAGATTCAACTAAAAATAAAAATGATAAATATATAACTTGTTCAGGATTTATATTTTCATTTACTGAACTTTAAATAAAAAATCCTTTCAATTTGAAAGGATTTTTTTATGCTACATTTTTTGGTGTCTCTATTATAAAGTTTAAATTTTTATCATATATAAATTTACTTACTTTAACTTCCATACCTACCTGTATCATTGTTTTAACTATCTTACCACATTCGGTATCAAGTATTTTAGATTTTAAAGTTAGTTTCTCAATCTTATTACTATTTAAGATAAATGTCATTCCAGTTATAGAACAACATACTTGTTTTAAAGATACTTGATGTTGATGAACATCAACAAGTGTAATATATTTCTGAATATCATCAATATCATACTGTATTTTCTTACTACCTTCTAAAAGATAATTTAATTTTATCTCACGATAAACAGATTTCCAAGTTGGATAACTAGAAAGTGTTAAATTATAATCATCTAATTCTAAATCGTCTGCTAATATGACATCAAATAAATAGTCCATTAGAACAATTCAAAATCGATTTGTTTTCTGTCTAAGTCAATTGCTTTAACTGTTACTTTAACTTTATCACCTAATCTTATTGAACCTCCCATTTTAGGAAATACAATATAATTATCAGTATCAACTGTGTAGTTATTGTTATATCTAACCATACCTTCACATTTACTTTCAATAAGTTCAACATACATACCCCATTCAGTTACTCCTGAAACTATACCATCAAATACTTGTCCAATTTTATCTTCTAAGTATTCAATTTGTTTATAACGTATGGAATCACGCTCTGCTTTTTTTGCTAATACTTCTCTACTTGAAATGTGTTTACACATTTCATTAATTTTATTTCTATCAATTTTCATACTAATTATATGAAAGGAAGAGATAAAGTTTTAATAAAAACACAACCTATTTACAATATTTTTTATAGAGGTGTTATAATTTCGGTTTCAACTTCTTCTATTTGTGGATATTGCAATAAGTAAAAGTGTAAAAGAAGGAAGAGTTGTTAAAGTTTCTGAAATTATTAGAGAAAAATTAGAAAATTAATTATGAAAAAGTTGACAACAGATGAATTTGTAAAAAAATGTATTGAAGTACATGGATATAGGTATGATTATAGTATATCAATATATAATGGTACAAATATTAAGATGAATATAATATGTGAAAAACATGGTGTATTCTTGCAAAGAACATCTGCACACTTACTAGGTCAGGGTTGTATGGAATGTAGATTGGATAATAGAAGGACTGGTATAGATAAATTTTTAGAAAGATGTTTGGAATTACATAGTAATAAATATGATTATTCATTAGTTAGTGAATATAAAAATAGTTCAACAAAAGTTAGAGTTATATGTAGAAACCATGGTGTATTTGAAGTAACACCCGATCATCATCTTAATAAAAAACAAGGTTGTCCAGAGTGTAAAAAATTAGGATTAGATAAATTTATAGAAAAATCAAATATTAAACATAACAGACTTTATAAGAAAATCAAATGAAATACATAATAATAAATATTTATATTCTGATAATATAGAATTTAAATCTAATAAAGATAAGATTGAAATAACTTGTAAAGAACATGGGATATTCTTACAAAAAATAAATGCACATTTAAGTGGACAGGGTTGTCCTAATTGTAATGAATCCAAAGGAGAGAAATTTATAAAAAAATATTTAATAGAAAATGATATAAGTTTTATCCAACAATATAAATTCAAGGATTGTAAAGATAAACAACTACTACCATTTGATTTTTATTTAACAGATTTGAATATTTGTATAGAGTTTAATGGTAGACAACATTATGAACCAATATCATATTTTGGTGGAATAGATAGTTTTAAATCTCAAATTAAAAGAGATAATATTAAAAAGAAATATTGTGTAGATAATATTATTTATTTTTTTATAATAAAGTATGTTGAAAATATAAAGGATAGATTGGATGAAATATTAAAAATAGAACAGACTTTATAAATTTATTGGGTATCCACCATTTCCAAGTGCTACTGATAATAGACGATGAACAATATTATCCGAGTAACGTCGGATGGGGGATGTAAAGTGACAATAGTCTTCAAACCCAAGGCCATAGTGTCCAACATTATCTGTTGTATAATATGCCTTTTGTTGACTTCTAACTATTAAAGTATTGATAAGATTTTCCTCAGGATTTCCTTTAACATCTTTTAACAGACTATTAATACTTGATTTTATATTTAACTCATTTATATCAAAGTTATATCCTAATTTATCACATATATTTTTTATTTCTGTAATCTTCTCAATATTAGGTAAACCATGAGATCTATTTACACAAAACTTAATTTTAGTCTTTAATTCTTTAGCAACTAATTTATTTGCAAGTAACATATATTCTTCAATAAGTTTATTTGCATCTTTTTGTGTTTTGAAATAAACACCAGTTGGTTTCATTGTAGTTGGATCCAATTGAAATCTTACTTCAATTCCACCCATTTCAATAGAACCATCTTCTATTCTTTGCTTTCTCATTTTTTTAGCAGTTGTATCTAATAGAAGTATTTCAGTTTTGAAATCTCCATCTTTACCTTCAATTATTTCTTGAGCTTCTTCATAAGAATATCTTCTATCTGAATGTATAATAGTTTTACCAAACCATTTATTCAATACTTCTCCTTCTTTATTTAAAGTAACTACAACTGAGAAACAAAGTTTATCTTCATTAGGTCTTAATGAACATACACCATTACTCAATCTCTCAGGTAACATTGGTACACATCTATCAACTAAGTAAACAGATGTTGCTCTTTTAATAGCTTCTTCATCAATTATACCACATTCTTTAACATAATGTGAAACATCCGCGATATGTATACCTACTTCTACTGTATTATCATCAAGTATATTAACCGAAAGAGCGTCGTCAAAATCTTTGGCATCAACAGGGTCAATGGTAAAGGTTGTAATTGCTCTCATATCTCTTCTTTTTTCAATTTCTTCTTCTGATATTTCAAAAGGTATTAATTCTGCATCAGCTTCAACCATTAGAGGGAAACTGTTAGGTAATCCATATTCATACATAATTGAGTTCATTTCGGTATTGTTATCTCCAGATTCTCCTAAGATTTCAATAATTTTACCTTTAGGTGATTTAGAACCAGGTTCCCAGTTTGAAAACTCAACCAAAACTTTTTGGTCATTCTTTGCATCATGGTTACCTTTAATATAAAAATCTACTGGAATTTTTTGACTGTCTGGTATTACAAAGGTTAGGTCTTTGTTTAAGTGTACTTTACCAACAAATTGTGTACGGAATCTTTCTAATACTTCTATTACTTCCGCTTCTACTTTATTATTTTTAATAATAATCTTAACTTTAACTTTATCTGAGTTAAGTGCATTCAAAGTATTTTTCTTATAGATAAAAATACTTTTATCCTCTATTCTAATGGATGCATTTCCACTATTTGAGAATTCTATAGTACCATCATAGATACTATCTTCTTTTAATTTATTCATTCTTTTTTATTTTTTTGGAGATATTATCCACTCCATATTTTTTAATTAATGTTTTTTTCATCTTATCTAAAACTCCTTTATTCTGAATAGGATAATCTACTCCAAAGTTTTTTCTAAGTGTTTCCTTCCTCTTACTCTCTGAACACTTTCTACAATAATACTCTCCCCAAACATTATCATATTTAAGGTAATTCTTATAGATTACATCTTTCTCAACCCCACAAACATCACATTTACATTTAATTTTATAATGAGAACCTTTTGGTAACAGATCAACTGGTATCACAATTTCTTCTCCTATATATACATCATATCCTAATGAATCATAATAGTTGTAATTTGACTCAATTATTTTAATATTTATCTCTCTTGAAAGGATCATATTTTATATTCGTATTTTAATTTACCACAATCATAGATTTTTAAGAATCCATCTTTTTCCATTTGTTTAGCTTCAGTTAAAGTAGTATTTAGTTTAGATTTTTTATATCTTGATTTATGAACTCTACATCCATCAACAATATATTTATAATCTGGACCATTTCCACCAACATTTGTAAATCCTAACACTTCATAAAGATTTCCTAAGGACCAATCTTTATCAGCATAACTAACTATTCTACTCGGATTATATGTTTTAATAAAATATGAAAGTAATTTTGATGCACCACCAACTACATTAACACCACATTTATTACAAAATCTATTCAAATTATAACCACCTTGTTCCATTTTCTTCCTACCCTCTGAACTATTAAAAGTCATAAGACTTACCAATTCATCATTAGTAACTCCGTTACTCTGTGTAACAGTATAATATAATCCTATCTTATACTGACTTGAAACACTTCCTTGTATATGATTATCATCTAAAAACATTTTGGAATCCTTTATAGAAACTTCTTTAACAACACAATTTCTCGCAAAAATCTTGTCACTAAATCCAAGTAAATTTTTAATTTGTGATTCTATAATTTCATTATTATTCAACCAATCATCTTCCCATATATGTATGATTCTAATGCACTTTTGTTTAAAGTAATTAGTTTTATTCAAATGATAGTTCTTATCTTTAAATTTATTTGAGTGCCAATATAATCCATTAAATTCAAATCCTATTTTTAATTCCGGAAGATAAATATCAATTTCCAAAACATCTCTATAAGAAGATATTATTTCACCTGAATATATAGATTTGATTAATTCTAATAATTTTTTTTCTTTTATCGATTTTTGTTCATCAATTGGATAACAAATAGTACAAAGTATATTATTTTTAACTCTGTATCTATAGTTATCAGAATTTATTTTATAATTATGTCCTTTATCACATTTAAATTCATATAAACCATCTCCAACAGATCTTAGATAATTTTTATCTTTCGTTATATTAAAAGAAGTTAACATAATATCATGAAACTCTTTTGTTTTAGAGAAATGTACTTCTCCATATTTCTCTAAAATAGTTTTTTTATATTTTTCTCTTACTATATTAGACTTCATTGGATTATCAACATTATACTTTTCAATAGAAGTACTTTTTATTTTACTTTTAATATCTTCTGATTGTGATATAAAATCAACACCATATTTCTGTAAAACCGTCACATTACGTTTTTTATTTATTTCTACAATTTTATCATGACTAAATTCAGATTTAGTTTGGTTTGCCTTATCAGTCATCATTTTTCTAATACCAGTATCATAGTTACATAGTAACATTTTGGAAATTCTAGATTCTTTAATATTAATATCATTATGTGTATATTTTGCAGCACACGCCTTACAACAGAATTTTCTATACCCTTTGCTAAATTTAATAAATTTAACTTTATTACTACAATATGAACAAATAGGTGTCTCACTTAAATTATTTTGAAATAACCAAACTTTTTCGGAGATAAAAACATCTTCTACTACAAATTTAAACATCTCATCATAATATTCTGGATAATTTTTCTTCAAGAAATTAAATGTGAGATTTTTAGTAGTTTTAAATTTTATCATATACTATGTATTAAGTTTGGCTCTTCTTCTATCAAAATTTATTTATTTAGTTCAGTCTTCTTTATCTATAAAAAATCCACCTTTGATTTTTTATTATTTAGAACTTGTAATATATACCACAGAACTACAAAAAATAATTATTTAAATGAAACCAGTTTTAATAGTAGAAAATTCAACAAATTCTCTTGTAAGAGAGAGTGCTTCTACAGGTAACCAGGATTTTATCCTTAATGGTACTTTTACAGAGTTTGGTGTTAAAAATCGTAATGAGAGAATATACACTGCTGAAAAGTTCCTACCTGCGTTAGGAGAATTGAATGAAAGAATGAACAGCTTAGGTGCTGTTTTTGGTGAGTTTGATCACCCGGATGTTTTTGATACCTCATTGTCAAGAGCATCTCACATCATCACCAAAGCTGAATATGTTTCTGAAAAGAACACAGTTGAAGGAGAAATCAAATTGTTAAGTACATATTGGGGAAAAGAAGCAAAGGCATTAGTTAATGATGGATGTCCTGTTTTTGTATCTTCAAGAGCAGCAGGTATTACTGAATCTGATGGTTCAGTATCATTGAAAAAACTTTTTACATATGACATTGTTGCTGATCCAGGATTTGCATCTGCAAGAATGAGTGTAAAAGTATTGAATGAATCTTTAGGATATTGTACTGATGGACAAATTGAAAAAAATAACTTTAGGATATATGAGATGTCTGACGAGTCCAAAATGAACGAATTATTCAAAATGAACAACAATGACTTTGTAACAAAACAACAACTAAGTGACTATTCAAAGTATTTAGTTAATGAGATTGCATCTACTAAAAAAGTAGTAAATAGTGCAATTACTAAAGGTAATATGCCAGCTAAGAAATTAGAGCAATTACTTGAGTATTATGAAGAGTTAAATGGAACTAACTCACAAGTTGCTAAATATTTAGATTATTTGGCTGACAAAATCCAAGTGGTAGTTAATGAAAACAAATCATTAAAAGAAACTACTACAAAATTAGCTAAACACAATGACTACTTAGCTGAGAACTTAGAAAAAGCTATTAACTATTCAGAATACTTAGCTGAGAATTTAGATAAAAATATTGAGTATTCAGAGTATTTAGCTGAAAACTTAGATAAAAATATCAATTACTCAGAATATATTGCTGAAAACTTAGACAAAAACATTTCTTACTCAGAATACTTAGCTGAGAACTTAGACAAAAACATTGAATATTCAGAATACTTAGCAGAAAACTTAGACAAAAACATTGCTTACTCTGAATACATTGCAGAAAACTTAGACAAAAACATTGCTTACTCTGAATACATTGCTGAGTCGGTTGATAACTCAATTGCTTACTCTGAATACTTAGCAGAACATGTTGAAGGTAACATTGCTTACTCTGAATACATTGCTGAACATTTAGATGATAACATTGCTTACTCAGAATATGTTGCTGAAAACTTAGACAAATCTATTTCTTACCAAGGAATGATAGTTGAAAAACTTAATGCATTTGGTAAATTAAATGAAGGATTTGGTGAAGATGAAGCTCAATTCCCATCTATTGAAGATGCTGGTTTTGAATCTCAAGAAGAGGAAGAACAAGAAGAAGAATTTGCTGGAGAAGAAGGACACGGTGACTTTGCACAAGAAGCTGAAGAGTTTGCACATGATGCTGAAGAGTTTGCACATGATGCTGCTCAATTTGCTGGTGGTGAAGGACATGAAGGTGAAGAATTTGCACCAGAAGGTCATGAAGAAGAACAAGAAGAAGAATTTACAGGTCAAGATGACTCTGAACTTTCTGAATCTATTAATAAATTAATTGAAGAAGCTAAAAAACGTAAAGTTTCTGAAAGCAGTGATTTGAACTTTTTAAAGTTCTTAAACAAATCACAAGTTGATAGTTTTTATGCTCTATCAGATGAAGAACAAGATACTGTTAAACTACACATAAACGAGAGTAGTTATTTTACACAGAAAGAAGTCCTTACTTTGATCTCAGAGTCATTAGCAACTAAAAACGAAACTCTTGAAGAAAGAGTAATCAGATTGATGCCTGATAACATTAAGCCAATCTGGGGTACTTTAAACGAATCTGCTAAAAAATCTGTCTTATCACAAGCTAGATTATATCCAGAAGAAGTTTTAAGAACTGAAAATCAAATTGAGCATTTCTGGGGAACTAGAAATATCAAAACTAATGAAACTGTAACTAAAAAACTTGTTGCTCATGAAGGTTTAATACAAGAGGATAAACTATCTGATAATGAAGTTTC